ATGAGTTATCAACCCAAAGTCAATGACTATGTTATCTGGGAAAAACCACTTGGCAAAGGTGTTGAAGGTTGGGTTTATTTTGCTGATCAAGAATATATCAGCATTGAAATCGGCGTGAAATGTAAGAACCAAGAAAACATTGAACACTGTCCTATTCACGAAAAAACGCATTGTCTTGTTGTTTGCTTTAACAACTACTGGAATGAGTTAAAGTATGTACGGTCAAGAGAGTGTGTTAAATGTGAATAACTGAAGCCTCTAAACTGTCCTAGTATTGTAAGCAACGAACTTATGAACCCATTCGACGACCAACAAATCGAAGAACTTTCTAACTTCGATTACATTGCCGACGAAGACTTCATCAATACTCTTATTGACGAAGAGTTTAACCTCAACGATTACCTCAACTCCAACATTGACTACTGAAATGACTGATACTGTGAATGTTCTCCCTCACCTGAAAGAACTGCGTGAGACTTGGAAGCGTCAAGATTTCACTTTTACGAAACAACAACAGGAAGAATATGATTTGTTGATTACTGCCCGCCGCGAACGAGTTAAGTATTTCTATGATAACGATATGGTGTGTAAAGTAAGCAAGTCCGCAATGGATAAGCGTAAAGAAGCAGAAGAAGATTGATACTAGGGAGGGACAGTCAGAAAACTGGTTGTCTCCTCTTGACTTTTGCCCCTCTATCTCCTATTATGATAAATAATAGGAGATTTTTTGCTGCCTAAAATGAAAACCTTTGCTGAGTTTATCGCAGAAGCATATGATAAAGATGTGATGGGATCTTCCCAGATCAGAAAGACTGGCGAAGGTGGAAGAATTGGTGCTGAGCGTAAGAAAACTGCACCAGAAAAGCGCAGAATGAAAGCAGTTGGTGGTGGTAAGTTTGAACCTGCAAAGGATTACAAACCCCGCAAGGATATTGGTCAGCAACGTCAAGCATCCACAAGAACTCAACAACCAACACAAGAGCGTGGAAGTGCAGCAGCAGCACAAAAAGCAGCAGCATTAGAAGCAAGAAAGAAAGCAGCAAGAGAAAGAGCAGCAGCAAAGAAAGGTGGTACAACTACAACAACAGCAGCAAAACCAAAGGCAAAAGAAGTAGAAAAGCAAGCATCAAAACTACTGTCTAAGAAGAAAGAAACCACAGTTTCTCCAAACTATACTCCTCAGAAACATTCTGGATATTCGAGAGCAGAAAAGCAGAGACTGAAGAGATCTGGTGATAGATTGATCCGCGATATTCGCCAAGGTAAGGAAAAACCAGCAAGTCATTACGATCCCAACAAATAAGAACTGAAGCCTCTAAAGTGTTTCAGTAGTGTAAGGGGCACACCGCTCCACAATCAAAACCAAATGCAAGACAAAATCGCACAGGTTAAAACCTTCGTGAACGAGAATGTTTCTAATGAACTTCTCAAGAACATTGGTCTCTCTACTGCTATTCTGTTTGTTGTGATTGTTGCACAACTTCTTATTCACGAAGTTGTTGCTGTTGTTGATAGTATTCCTGTTTTTAACGGTGTTATGGAAATCGTTGGATTGGTTGCTTTTATTAACTTCACTCGCAACAATCTCTTGACTGGCGAACAACGAACTGCACTGGTCGATAAAGTTAAAAACACTTACAATCAGGTTGTTGAGTGAGGGGTTTATCCCCTCTTTTTTTGTTTTAAGAACTGAAGCCTCTAAAGTGTTTCAGTAGTATCCACAAGCGCCTAGAAGATGGTGAAAGATACTGTTGAGTATGTTTATACTCTTGAGAGGGTAATTAAAGACCTTGAGCAAGCAGTAAATGTTTGCTATAATGTAGATGAAGAGGATGGAGATTATGAGAAGACCTATCCTTTTGCAGCGGGTTATTCTCGCTCTGCGATGCAAAGTGCTGTTGCTGACCTCAAGAAGTTGCTTGGTTGATAACAACTGAAGCCTCTAAACTGTCCCATTATTATTGATACTGATTTGATGATTACTCTTCGTCCTCACCAGCAGCGGATCACTGATCGTATGCTCTCTTATGATAAGGGACAGATCATTGTTCCCACTGGTGGTGGTAAAACTATCTGCATGATTCAGGATCTTATTCATCAACATGCCGTCCCCATTGGTAGGACTTCTGTTGTTGTTGCTCCTCGTATTCTTCTTGCAGAACAACTGTGTAGCGAGTTTCTGGATATTGTTAATACAACTCACACTCATGTGATGCACGTTCACAGTGGCGAAACTCATCACTTCAGTAGCACTAAACCCGAACAGATCCATCTGTTTGCTAATACTGCTCGCACTGCTGGTGAGAATGTTATCATCTTCACCACATACAATTCGCTTGAGCGTATTCAGCAAGCAGACATTGAGGTGAACAACATTTACTTTGACGAGGCACACAATAGTGTTAAGCGTAACTTCTTTCCTGCTACCGAGCACTTCAGTGCTGCTGCTGATCGTGCTTATTTCTTTACTGCGACTCCGAAACATTCTCTTACTGCATCGAAACCAGGCATGAACTGGGGCGATGTTTATGGTCAGGTTCTGTGCAATGTTCCTGCTCCTGAACTAGTCGAAGGTGGATACATTCTGCCCCCCAAAGTTGTAGTCAAGTCTTTGCCTATGGTTAAGGGTCGCAAGGTAATGTGTGCAGAAGATGCTGACAATCTTCTGGAAACGATTGATGACAACAACATCGACAAAACTCTGATTTGTGCTCGCACAACCAAGCAGATTATCAACCTTATTTCACAGTCTGACTTCTGCGCTCAACTTGCTGCTCGCGGTTATTCTTGGATGACGATTACATCTAAGACTGGTGCAATCATTGACGGTAAGAAGGTCAATCGAGAGCAATTCTTCGAGACTCTCAATGCATGGGGTAAGGATTCTTCTAAGAAGTTTGTTGTTCTTCATCACTCTATTCTGTCTGAAGGTATCAATGTATCAGGTTTGGAGGCCGTAATCTTTATGCGAAACATGGACTTTATAGGTATTAGCCAGTCTATTGGACGAGTTATTAGACTTGGTGATAGATCCAAGACTTTTGGATTGGTTTGCATCCCAACTTATGACCGAGTTGGTATCTCTACCGCCCGTAAAGTTCAAGCAGTTGTTGATGTCGTGTTTAACCAGGGACAACCTGCCATCTCAGAGATCAGAAGGTAAGGTATCAACATCAACTCAAAAATGTTGATACCCTATATAATATAGACGCACACACATTATGCCATATAAAGACCAAACTTCTGAAGAAGCAAGGAGAGCAAAAGTAAAGGCATCTACCGCCTGGAGAGAACGAAATAGGGAGAGAGATAGGGAGAACAGTAGAAAACGAAGAGAGAAGAACAAACAAATCCTAATAGAACATTTGGGGGGCAAATGTGTTGGCTGTGGGACTACTGAAGACTTACAATTTGACCATATTGTAAGAGCGGATAAGTCATTTACAATCGGTCAAGCATTAGCAAAGAGTATTGACAAACTGATACCCGAAGCAGAAAAATGTCAACTCTTATGTAAAACTTGCCACACACTTAAGGGAGTATGCTACAATGACTATCACCAACTTGCTGAAGGTTACAGAGTATCAAAAGTTGAAACTATCGGAGACAAAGTAATCGTCACTTTAGAAAAATGACTTACACTAAAGAACAATTAGTTGATGCACTTGTAAGAGAGTATGAGTTTCTCTGCCATGATGATTTCGATCCTGAAATTGACATGTCCATCAGTGAGTATCGGGTTATGATGGAAGAAATGAGTTTCGGTGAGTTAGTTATTGAAACTGGGACCGACAAAGAGTTTAATCTCGATGAGTACATGAGGTGTTATGGAGATAACTGAACACTATGGAAACTTTCCACCTGATTGGAACAAAGATGAAATCACAGAGTTAATGCGACTTGTCAAAGATGAGATCAAAAAGCATCAAGGCGACAAAGAAACTCAAATGTTTTATGCTAAGATCTATGGGAGGTTGATGGGAGAAAGGATGGACGCCCGAGAACCCTGATGGCCACTAGAGCAAAACCCTGATTTTCTTTGATTTTAACCGCACAGACCCTACAGGTCATCCACCGCACCCAAAACACCGATTTTTCCTTAAATGAGATCTAAGAACTGGAAATCATACTGCAAAGTATCATACAATGCTTTGCGAGCAAGTGTAGATGATTGGGGAGATCCTGATTTCTTCCGACCCATCACACGCATTTACTATATCAATGTGTTTGATTGTGCTACTGTCAATCATCTTGGATTGATAAGTGAAGAAGCAATGAACAACCCAAAAGAACGCACGTTTGATCATTGTTTGTCTCCACAATTCATCGGTCGGATGATTATGGATAATCCAGACACTTATCTGGAGGATTATGATGTATTTGAGAACCTGTTCTGGTTAGCATGTTCTACGATTACAGTCACCAAGAGAGAGAATAAGGAACTAAGTATGCTGACAGAGAATAATGGAACTGATTACAAAGTGTTTGTTCCAACTGATCTGAAGTACAAGCATCTTGGTATCAAACTCTATCAGAAGAATGGAGCAAAGTGGAGCAATGCTGTAGAATATGATGACAACATTATTCCTGCACCTTCAGACCTTTTGGAATATGAAAAGAACTTTCTCGTTTCTTGAGTTAAACTGAAGCCTCTAAAGTGTCCCTATAGTATAGATTTTCCTAAAATGAAACTTCACTATAGCAAATCTGTTGCATTTACACCTTACGCAGAATCTCTGTGTTTTATTACGAATTTGTATATGAAAAATAATCCAAAAAGTTCCATTGCTAAAATGACAAAGTTTGTTAAGAAAAAGTATGGTATCAAGTTGAGTGAAGTATCAATCCGTAGATATTATTACGGTGTGCATCATTACAATGAATATCCCCGTGCCTATTCTCAGGTAAGACTTGGCGCTTCTTTTCCCATTAACTACTGATTAATCATGGAACTTATTTACTTGAAAAACGTCCCTGTTTATGGTGACGAAATAGGATCTTTCTTTGCTATGAAGTATGATCCAAATGAAGACATCCCCAAATTTGAGCGTGCTTTTAACTCTTGGAAACAAGATAGAGCAGATCAACTTTTAATTCATGGTAGAGCACCTAATTTATCCGATGGATTTACCGAAGGATTGTTCTGTCTTGCAACTGGGTCTGTTCGATATATGAAACCCCCAGAGAAAGAAGAGAAAGAGGAATTAGGATTCAAAGGTTGTACTCAAAAATTATCAAATGCTTCTCTCGATACGTACAATGTAGAATTCACAAAAGCAGAACAAATCAAGTCATCCATTATTGATGGGACTGATTGTACTTCATTTGGACCAACGAGTAAGCAAGATGTTGTATATTTCATGCACTTCTATCGTTTGGATGGTTCTTTTGATCTTTACAGAATCGAAGATAGCGTGCTACAATCTACTGTGATTAAAGAGGACGGAACAACTTTTGCTGATAAAAAGTTGACTGGTCAACGCCCACATTTCTCACTGCTGGATAAAGTAATCGCACCAAATCAAATCAATCCTATTAGAACAAATGTCAAACTTTGGTAATAAAACAATAGATCTCTTTGCTGGAATAGGTGGTATTCGTATGGGATTTGAGAACGCAGGATTTGAAACTGTGTTCTCAAATGATTTTGAACCAAAATGTAAAACCACTTTTGATTTAAATTTCCCAGAACCAAAACTATTTGTTGAAGATATTAGAAATATTGAACCCAGTTCTCTACCCGATTTCAATTATCTCCTGGGTGGATTTCCCTGTCAAGCATTTTCTATTGCTGGACATAGACAAGGATTTGATGATGAGAAAGATAGGGGTAATTTGTTCTTCTATATTGCAAAAATCCTTAAAGAAAAGTCTCCCGATGGATTCTTGCTTGAGAATGTAAAAAACTTGTGTGCTCACGACCAAGGAAAAACATTTAAGATAATTGAGCAAACACTTATCGAACTTGGTTATCATTTGAATTTCAAAGTTTTGAACACGATGGAGTATGGGAATATTCCCCAAAATAGAGAGAGAATCTACATCGTTGGATTCAAAAATAAAAACTATTCTGATAGATTTTCTTTCCCCGAAAAGAAACCATTGACGAAATCCTTTAGAGACTTTTTAGAGACAGATGTAGACCAAAAGTATTACTATGAAGGAAAACCTTTGTATGATAGAATAAAGGATGACGTTGTAAGTAAGGATGATGTGTATCAATGGCGTAGGCAGTATGTGAGAAGAAATAAAAAGAAAGTTTGTCCTACTCTCACTGCTAATATGGGAACTGGTGGGCATAATGTTCCAATCATTAAAGATGATAACGGTATTCGTAGATTGACACCATTAGAGTGTGTGAGACTTCAGGGATTCCCATTTGACTATAAGTTACCACAGATGTCTTCTGATGGACCTCTCTACTCTCAAGCGGGCAACTCTGTAAGCGTACCAGTGATTGAAGAGATTGCAAACAAGATGAGAGAAGCAATTTTTGGTTGATTGAAACTGAAGCCTCTAAAGTGTCCCTGTAGTATGAAGAACACTCATCTAGAACATCCAGAAGATTCTATCCTGACTGGCGATCTTTCCGTCTTGGATTGGTTCGCTGAGCAAGATAGTGTTATCTCCACTAAGATTGATGGTGCTCCTGCTATTGTCTGGGGCACTAATCCTGCAACTGGTAAGTTCTTTGTAGGCACCAAATCTGTCTTCAACAAAGTAAAAATCAAAATCAATCATTCTCATGAAGAAATTGATGCGAACCATGAAGGTAAAGTTGCGCGTATTCTTCATGCTTGCTTTGATTGTCTTCCTCGCACAAAGTCTATCATTCAAGGTGATTTTATTGGGTATGGCGGTAGTGATACTTATCGTCCCAACACGATCACTTATGTCTTTCCTGAAATAATCACTCAGGATGTTATCATTGCCCCTCATACGATTTACAATGCATTGGAGGATCTCCGCGATGCATATGCGTTCCCTTTGACTAGCAAACTCATCAGCACTAAAAAGTGTTTGTTTGTGCAACCTGAAGTGGAACTGTATCCTTATCGTGAGGATTTGGGTGATGCATGTAAGTTTGCCAAGCAAATGGCAACTCTATGTGAGTTCGTGAATAAAAACAAAGCAACACAAATCAAAAAAGCAATCAATGAGTGCATCCGCGAAGGTTATGACGTTGATGAGGATGAAATTGCAGAAAAATGTGATTGTGATGTGAATGTCCTGCGATTGTGGAAACTCGTTGCATCTATCAAGGATGATTTGTTCTGCTTCATTGAAGAAACCGATGACATTGGTTGTTTGATTGGTAATGAAATCACTCTACATGAAGGATACTGCATTTACAACAAATATGGATTTTTCAAGGTAGTTGATAGGTATGAGTTTTCCCGTGCAAACTTTATCATGGAGAAGGCATGGTAATAGGAACTGAAGCCTCTAAAGTGTCCCTATAGTATGAGCACAACTGAAATGACTACAACTACCTTCGCTGACTACGCTGCACAGCAAGAAGCACGAGAGAACATTGCTAATGCAGTGTTAGGACATACTCTTGCATTGTGTGAAGCATTGCGACACAATTATGAGCGTCAATATGGTGGAAATCAAAACTATGAGTTCTATCCTGAGACTGGTAGAAAGTACCACAAAATTATCATGGACGCCAATGGTTCTCGTTCTGTTCATGCTTTCGTAGACAAGAAGACTGGTTCAGTTCTAAAATCTGCCTCTTGGAAAGCACCAGCAAAGGGAGAAAGATATAATCTTCTTATCATCAAAGATCGTGAATGGTTGCTTGAAAATGCTGATTGGAGTGGAAACTATTTGTATCTACGATGATTCAAAAGTTCCGTCATTATTTCTCTGGCGGGACTTTACTTTTTCCTTCATCGTTTTACTTATCCTTTGTTTCTGTTCTTCACTCATTGGACCCGTTTTCTTTCCTTTATTCCAAGGAACATTGCCTTTAAGTGATTGACTAACTTTTTTACCAGTTTCTTTACTCCAACCACCACCATTTTTTCTTGCTTCTATTCTTTTAGCAATGTGTTCTGGTGATTGTTTTGTTCCCTTCAAGTGCCCTTTTTTAGTATTACTAATCTTCTTCTTTGTTTCTTCACTCATTGGAACACCAGTATTATCGTAATCAAACTTTGATGATGTTTGGTTTGCTTGATTTACAAAATGTGGATTATTCTTTACATCATAAAACTTGTGGAGTATAACTTCAGATTCTAGTGCTTCCTCTCTTGTGTTACATTCCATCAAAATGACTTTATTTGTTGGATTAAATGTTTTATCATAGTAACTACCAAGGTATTCATCTTCGTAAATGTCACACTCACATTGTCTCACGCCGATGTATCCTCTTCCCCAATCTTCATACGAATAATAAACATAATAGTTCATAAATTTCTCTCTTCTTTTATTATTTATAAACCTGCTACTTGGTAAGTGGAAACACTATGATATACGTTCTCATCATTCTTGCTAGTGTTGTATGGGCAGCACTAGCACTCTTTTCACCTTGGTTTAATCATCTCGACAACATAGA